CTTTCATTGCTTTCGTGATATCGGTATCTTGTACCAATGTCCAGCCCCACATTGCTCCATCCTGCATAAAACGATATGCGTAACCGGTAGTCTTGTTGAAAAACAAATCACCGATATGCTTCTTTCTTTCCGTTGCACTTGTCCAATCTGATGCAGGTTTGTTCTGAAGTGTAGGTTCATAATCGTAATAGAACGTTTCAATCTGACCGTCTATCTGATCTTGCAGCTCTCCCAATGAGCCAGTTACCGTTTCAGCGTAGTCAGATAGTTTTCCGTCTGAATAATCTTTGCTCTCTTGGAGATAGTTTGCAAATGTTTGATTGAGAGATTTCCCTCCACCAATTTGAACACTTCCGTCGAGATATACGGATTTTGTGTCCATATCCACAGAGAAGATAATGCTTCCATCGGTATCTGTTACCGTGATTGCTCCGGCATTAATCCAGTCAGCATTAACACCAACAGCGTTCAAAATTCTCACAATCGTATCTCCGTCAACAGTCATTCCACCATTCCATGTTTGCCCGCCATCGGTTGAAACACCCCATGCTTCTGCGGTCATCTTCCATACAGCCTTTGATTCCGCAAGTGTGGGTTTATCATGTAAGTAAAATATCTGGCTGCCATCCTGTTGAGTCTGGACTGTGGTATATACGCCGGTGGAATTGTCCAGTCGGTCTTTAAACTCTTGCAATGCCTGCTCTCGGGTGGTTCGCTCTTTCCAAACGGATTTTCTAGCATCGACAGCTGCTTGTGTTACAAGCGAATAAGTCTTTGAACTATTCCGGGCTGCACTTTCGGCATTGCAGGAAATCTGCTCAAACGATCCCGGTTGCAGCACGACATTTGTCAAATAGCTTTTATACTTATTTCCTTTTCGGTCGGTGATCAGAACAGCATCACCGGCTTCAAGAACTATATCAGTCAAGCATTCTGTTTCAAACGGTCTAAAAGACATCCCGACGCATTTTTCACCGATTATGTTTGCAACAACCTCTCCGGTTCCTTGCGGAATCAGTTTGTTTGCACTGATTTTCAGAACGTATCCTTCTTCTCCGTACAGATACGAACTTGCTTCTTCGTCCGTAGATGTGGATTCCAGATACTCTGTTACCTGCACACCGGTTATCACCACATCGTCCAAGTTTGGGGTAAAACCATTGGTGGAATTTATAACTGCCCTGTTCGCATCGGTAACTTCTGTGTCATACCATTTTATAGTCAGTCTGCCGTATTTATCGCATCTGGCGTACTGGCATCCGATCTGGCATGTCCATGCAATGACTTGTCTGAAGGTCAGTGCTTCATCATCAGGCCTTGCCGGTATCTGGTAAGAATCTTGATAGAAATTAAGTGTGTCCAGTGTTACTCCGCACACCTTGCAAGCATCCTGTATGATTTGTTTCCTTGTCGCCGGATATTTCAGCTTACTTGCAGAATAATCACGGTCGAACTTTCGCATATTATCTTCACATTCTAGCTCAATAATTGTAGTGTTCTGGTACGGAGTATCTATGACTGTCATTGTGCATATCCGGATTTTTTCTATCAGAGCATTTTTATGCACTATGATTTCGTTACCGGTCGTATCCAGAATCTTATCGCCGGTGGTATCGAGTAATGCGCTGGTATCTTCCGGCTCAAGTTCAATTCCTACATAGCAGATCACCGTAGCATCCGTAAAATCATAATCTGTATACTTTCCATCAAAGTTATTGATTGACAGGTTCAAAGTATTGATATTTGCGGACCCGATATTGAAAGTATTGTCGTCAGACACAGAATCCTCGAACTTCATACCATTTGACCAAAAATCAGCGTTGGTAAGATTGATAACTGTCCCATCCGTCAGCGTTATGTCAGCGTATTTTAAATAATTCCTGTTATCGTTATTTTGTTCATTCTTAAATCTGTCTGAAATGTCTCTCAATCTCTCACCTCCTATTTCTCGATCAAGTCAAATTGCAATCCTTCCATCCGCTGATTCCCGACCCACCAGCATTTAAAAGGAGCGGACCGGTCGCCAACATAAAAGGTTCGGACTTCGTGTTTGTTTCCAGACAAGAGATCGGGATATTCAACAGAAATGTACTCTGGGTTGACCGCCTGCACGATTTTGCAAGCTTTTTCCCATTCCGGTGCGTTCCAACCTATTTCCAATTTTCTCTTTTGGCCAACACGATTCTTGTGCATAATCGTGTCATCAGTACGCCCGGATTCTGGCGCTGATAGGTCCTGAAGCCCCCATGTGAAAGAGGACGGACAAGGCATCGCTACACCATTAATTTTTATAAAAACGTCTGCCATTGAATAATCACCTCATTTTTGCGCATAAAAAAAGCGCCTATCAAAGATAGACGCTTTATGATTATTCATTATACTTTTTTGGCGTAATATGATTCCATATTTTTACATATGATATTCAGATAAAAAGAAAGAACCGGAGATTTCTCCCCGGCTCTTTTATCTCTCCCATGTGTAAATATATGAATTATTTACATATATTTTGTATCTATCGGGAACGATATCTTCATCATTTAAATCAAACGGAAATTTAAATTCAACATAATCTGTATCGCTTGGATTTTCGACATGAGGATAAGCAGAATCGTATCCTACAATTTTATTGTTTTTGTAAAATACAATTCCTATTTGCGTCGAACTGTTCTTTTTCCCATTATTTCTTACTTCAACCATAACGTTTCCACTGCCAAAATTTGAGTTATAGGTAATTCCTGATGTATTTGTTATGATGTTGTAGGTCTTTTCAGTTTTAATACTTATCTTATAGGAATCCCATGTTAAGTCGCTGTTCCACCCTTGCATAGCACACTGGGAATGAGCAGCAAATGCGAAATTACGATCTTGGCTTCTGCCCACCATAACACCGTTCAAATAATATACAAAAGTCACTTCCATATCAACAGCATAATCATAATTATTTGTGAACTACTCGGCAACTGAGTTACCAGAGCATCTGAATTAAGGCGGGATACCGCCTTTTCAGGGTGCGTCCATGACACCACTACTGTTTGCTCTTTAGAGCTATACAGCTACTTTTATTATTTCTGGCGTTTTTAGTCCGGTTACGGACAGTTCCTTTTTCTCTCCGGATACGGAGAGATATTTTCTCAGGATGTTATATGCACCTACAGCATCTGCGTTATACTTCCGGTTTCTGTCCCTGTACAGTCCCCTTTGTTTTCGGTTGCATGGCTGTGCATATCTTTTTTCCACCTCTGGTGACAGCGGACTGCACTGGCTGGTATAGCTTTCTTCCTGTCTTACAAAACGGATCCCGTACATCTTAAGCTTATATTCCATCATGCTATAGAGCCTGTTATACGGCAGATTGTGGAACTTCTGGTTTGTTCTGTGTCCCAGGTCTTTTCCTTTCCGGATATTCCGGATATCCCCTGCCACAACACAGGTAATTCCCTGTTCACGGCAGTATTTTGCAAAGTATCTTGTGATCTTGTGCAAATAATCCGTTACCGAGTTCTGCTTTTTCTGATATAATCTGCGAATATGTTTTGATGTGACTGGATGTTTTATTTCCTTCACAGACTGCTGTCCATACCATTGTGCCTGCACCCTTGCAATCTCTTTATGAAAATATCTTTCCAATGCAAGATATCTTCTGCCCAGGATAAATGTATTCCCATTCCCGGAATCATAGCATGTCATAAGATTATGAAGTCCCAGATCAACTGACAGATAGTGTCCATTCTGCGAAAGTTCTTCCCTCTCTGAAATCTCATAAACAACAATAACTTTACATTCACCTTTTTCCGGTGGGTAGATCCGCAACTGTTTGATCTGATCCATGCCCCTGAAAATCTTATTTTCAAGATAAAGAAAGTTCTCATGGATCTGATACGTTTCTTCCATATATCTTTTTAATGCTTTTGGAAGGGACAGACGGACTTTTTCTGTGTCCCATTCATGTACAATTCCCATCTGCATATAGGTAATGGGGATACTTTCCTGTTTAAACCGCGGTGGTCTGGGATTCTCAATCCCTCCGGATCTTTTCAAGGCGTAAAAAGATTTCCATGCTTTATCCCGCAGCTTGCAGACTTCCTGGGCTGTCTGAGATGGAAGCTGTTTATACCACAGATCCTCTCTATGGGATTTTTTCTGATAATACCAGTCCGGGTATTTCTCCATTCCCATTTCTTTGTAATGCTGACGTTCGTAATTACAGACATTCCAGAGCTTGGATGCCGCATAACACATATGTCCGATGACGTTTGCATATTCCTGACTGACCTTTATGGATGTTTTCTTTGACAGCAGCATTTCCCACCTCTATGATCTCAATAAACTTTACTCTGATGCTCAATATATCTGCGGATGTTTTCTTCCGACACAGACCCGACCGTTTCCACATAATAGGAATGGTTCCACAGCTCTCCTTTCCAAAGCTGTTCTCTTATTTCCGGAAAACGTTCGAATAATTTCCA